CAGCGTAGGTTCGGCGCATACCGGGAACTGTACGTGTATGGTACGGTCCCAGTGAAGTTATTGTAGGCAAGAAGAAACACCTCAAGCCACAATCATCCAGCAAGTTACTGTGGTGTGACTTGTTCCAGTCACGGTAAACTGTGCTGCGTTCACGGTGTTGCCGTCTGAGTTTGTTGCAGTTGTTGTACCGATTGCATTCTTCATACTAACTGCGGCACTTTCTGTAACGTTGTCTCCAACGATTACTGCCAAAATTTTCGACGCATTGCCGCCAACGACCAATTTTTCATCGTTGGCTAGTGCTGTGGTAAATCGTCCACAAACTAACTTGATGCCTGCTGTTGCGTTTCCATCACTGTTGCTTGCTTGAAATCCAGTCAAAGAGCCGGGGTATGTACCTCCGAAACCTTTCAACCATTCAGTATCGCCCGTAGGTGAACCTGCATACAAGTCGAGTGCAAAGTCTTCTGTGTAAACTGCACTTGAACTCGATGTGTAAACTATTCCGCTTGTTCCTGTTGTTGCTGTCATATTTTTCATCTCCTGTGTGTGTTATCTCCATCAAACCTCAAGACAAGTCTCGGATTGAACCGTGGCCTCCAAAGAAAGTTGTCCAAATTTCACCCATGGTTCGGTAAAGTCCTTCTTGACCGAGGCGGTTGATGGCGAATGGGTCTCCAGTTTCGATACCTGACTCAAAGTATTGAGTTGGTTTTGCAGTAGAGAAGTATGTGTAGTCGGTGTCGAGCATGTAGATTCTGCTAATACCGTCGCTTGACATCTCCTTGGTTGGGATGATTGGGACACCGTTGTATGTTGCAACGATGAAACCAGCCTCAACACCGGGAACGCCCTTAACACCGTTGAAGGTAGGGACGACTCTCTTTTCTTCCATGAATCGCTGTTGCGACTGTAGAAGTTGTTGAATACGCATCAAGGTATCATACCCAGTAAGCATAACTTTCGGGTTACCTCCTCTTTCCCAAACGAGACGGAAAGTCTCATCCAAGTGGTCGAGTGAAAGCGTTCTATTGGTAGAAGCACTGTCAGCAGAGTCTTCTGCGAAAGCCCATGTGTTTGCACTGCGGTCGATGGAGTAAATGTCTTCATCAGCCGCATCGTAGTGAGTTCCGGAGGTCATGCTGTTGTTTCCAGTAGTGATTCGGTCAAGAGACTCGATGTCGTTTCCTGCAACAGTTGTAACATCAGTAGTGAGCATATCGTTGATGTGCTCTGCGTGATGCTTACCCATTTCTTCTTTCAAGACTGAGCGAATGTCGCCAAGTCCATCGTCCTTGTCGTTAAGGAAAATTGCTGTTTCGGACATATCGAACGAGTGTGCGATTGTCTTTGGCTTTGCGGCCACATTTTGGAAGGTAGGTTTGGTGGTGTCCGGAAGAGTTCCGTTTTCTGCAATCCCGCCGCCAACTGTCTTAGAAGGCTTTGCGGTGACAACACGCCATCCACTGCGGTCCCAAGGTTTCTTAGGTAGAATACTGAATGCGTTGAACTCTTGGTTTAATTGCGACCAAACTTTGCGACCGTAGATTGCTTGGTAAGTTCCAGCGGTGGTGCTCAAAAGTGGTGCGTCTGCTTTCAATAGTTCGCTACCACTGTAGGAGTAGCCCATCGAAGAGCCTGCACCGTAGTAGTATCGTTCCATATCATTAACTGTTCTCATGTAATTTCTTGCCATAATTTTTCATCTCCTGTATTTTTTTTTTGCTTATTGTTGCCAAACGCTACCTGCGAGGCGGTGAACATCGTCCCAATCCATGTTGCCAAGGTCTTGGGTTGAAGGGATTTCAACAGTAGAAGCCGACTTGCGTAGTTCTACTCCTGTTGAGGCAGAGTTGCCCATGTTGTCAATTCGACCACTGAGGTCGCTCAAAGCCTTCTCAATGTTTGCAAGAGGTGTTCTTGCGTCGAAAGAGGATGCGGCTCGTGCGTCTGCATCTGCGCTCATCTCTTTTGCGAGTCTGTCAGCGAAGACAGAGCCAAGGTTGGATTTGAATTGTTCTTCAAGGCTTGCGGCCTTGTAGACTTCGTAAGCGGCTTCAAGGTCGGATGCACTGACTGATTCCGGAGAGAGGTAGCCTTTTTCGACTGCCTTTCCACTACCACTGTTGAGTTTGCCGATTGCACCAGTTGACGGGTTTCCGCCTTCTTGTGCTCGTCCTTTAACTTGTCCAGCAAAGTAATCAGCACCGTCTCCGATTTGTTCCGGAGTGGAGCCGAGGTTGGCTTTGTTGATGTCATCAAAGTGAGTGCGTGCACCGGAAATGTCAACACCTTGTCCTTTCAAAGTGTTTTCCATCCAGTTCAAGTAATCAGTAGTGATTACATCGCTGTATTCACTCTTTGCATACATTCCTTCTTTTTTGTCTTCATCAGCCATATCTTTCGCCTCGTCTTTGTCGTCTTTGTCGTCTTTAGACTCTTTAGGCTTGTCTTCTGCCTCGTCTTTCTTGTCTTGCATGAAAGGAGGCAAGTCGCCTTTTTCCATAGAGTCAAGTCGTCCGTTCAATCTGTCAAGCACTGTGGAGAGTTCTCCTAATACATTATTATCGTTCATGTTTGTGTCCTCCTTCAATATACGGAATGTCGCCTCCGGGTTAATACCTTTCTCGCAAATGGTGACCTCATGCAGTTCCAGTTTGGAGATTTCAGTGTAATCGCCGTGGCTATTATCACTCTTGCGCATTCGCTTGAATGCTTGTCCTCCAATACTGAAACCTCTAAGGGCTCCTTTGCGAATCTCATTGGCTACTTCACGAGCCTTTTCAATGTCATCTCGGAGTCGAATGACAACAAACATACCTGCGTCGTCAACTCCGGATTTCCAAACACGACCATCGTTGTCCGTGTAATTGTTAATGACTTCTCCAACTTGTATGTTAGAGTGTGCAAGTTGCACATTACGGAAACCGTCTGCTTTCATGAATCCATCAAAAGCATCCCTTAGTGCGCCTCGTGTAATAAGGTCGCCTTGTTTGTCGACCATTTCAACTGACGCATAGCCAGCGATAACAAGGTCGTTGTCCGACTTAACAATGCTGATGTTCCCACTGTGCTGGACAGGGGATGTTCGCAGGGTAAGCGCAGAAGCCATTGACCTCTACACACCGGTCATACTATTTAATCAAGTATGAAACACAGCCTTATCCGAATCAATCTCTAAGACACCTTCTTCGGTAGGTATAGTCCTGCGCTTAGTAGGCTCTTCGTCTTCCGTTTTAGGCTCAATATCGGAGTCTTCTCCGGGCCGTTTTCTGTTGTCAAAATCCGGCATAGTCTTTGAATCATGGAGATTTGTCGGACCTGTAGGTGATTCTATAGGAGTGGCATAGTCAAAGCCCAATCCCTTAGCACCTGCATTTGATGCACCAACTGCACCTACGCTACTTTTGAGAAACTTGTCAATGAACTGTAAGCCCTTGACAAGAACTTTCTTCTTTTCATTTTCTTTCCACCAATCGGAGTCTTGTACTTTCTTAGGTTCAATCAAAGGTTCCGCTTCACCTTGTGTTTCATTGACCTCTTCTTTTTCAGCAATCTCTAAACCTGCTTTGAGGAGGGCACCTGCCACAGGAGACCAATAAGAACGCTGACTTTCAGCAAGGCGAATGACATAATCACTCTTGGCTAAAGGAGAGTGAACCATCCAGTTTTGCCCGGATTGAGTACACTTGTAAAGCACATCACCTTGCGGCATAGATACACGGATGCCCGACTTCGCTCTTTGAACTTCACATAACCACTGCACATCATTTGACTTGGCAAGCATACCAAGTGTTTCTCTACTGACAAGTCCTTCGCCTTCTGCTTCTTCGATAATTTTAGAGGCTGTCAATGTGAAGACGCTATCTCCGTCAGCAGATTCAACTTCACTCACATTAGCGGCATTGACCTTTACATGGTCTCCCTCATTGAACTTCTCCGGACTGTTGAACACTACGCCTACATCCATGTAGGTTTCACCTTGAGACTCTACTGCTCTGTCACCTATTCTCTCATCTCTTGTAATAGGACCAGTTCCGAGTCTGTAAGTGTAAGGGTTACTACCTCTTCTTTCAAGCACTCTCAAAACAACATCGTTACCGGGCTTGAGGAGGACCCACTTAGGATGACGCAGTTCGCCAGCCATGTAAACAGACTTTGCATCTCTAAGAAGGAGGTCTTCATACTCTTCATTTAGATTCTCAACTATACCTTTCAATCCTTCATCGTCAGTCAATCTCGTATCGCTGGCACTGGGGACATGTATGTTCTCAACGCCCTCCATACCTCCTCGTAGTATTTTGATTCTGTCGGAAAGAACGACACTGTGGACTTCTTTCTCAGCAAACTCTATCACATCGAAAATGTAGTAACCGTCTTCTAATTTGATAACATCAGCGTGAAAGTCCTCGTCTGTTACTTGTTTGAAGTTCTTCTCGTCTTCGTCACTAAGCGTAAATGAAGAAGTTACTTCGTCATCCTCTTTCTTGACAAAGCCTCTTTCGCCCTCCGGCATATGAGATACTATCCAATCTCCACTAAACCCTCTTAGTTCTTTGAGGTCATCAATTTCAAAAATGCGATGCATTGGTTGAAGGAGGGGAACTTTCGGCCCCAACTCCTTACGGATTATATCCGGATTGGTGAGATTGGCTAAGTTGTCATGTGATTTAGTAGGCGACAACTTGTCGGTATTACGAGTAAGACCGATTGAGTTTGGCTTAAACTGTGGACCCATTCTATCAACCCTATTGAGCCTCTCTCTATTACCTTGGTGTTCGGGGTGAAAGCGCATGTTCATCCATGATTCGGGCAAACTCAAAGCATTCCAAAACTTAGCCAAAGGCTGAATAAGCCTTGTCTTGTTCTTTTGAGGGTCGGCAGGTGTGATATTGACATTACCGTTTCTTGATATTTTGTATGTAAAGTTGGGGCTGAACTCATCTCCAAACTCATGTCGGAAACCAGTTGAGTTGTAAACACTATGAACAGAATGAGCATCCGGACCGAACTGGTCGACAGGCACACCTGTTATACCATGCACTTTTTGCGACACTTGTTGAGGCGGTTCAACATTCGGTAAGTCTGTCATTATCGAATTAAGTTTCTGCATAACATTCCAGTAATCATTTTCAGCCTTATGCATACTACCACCAGTGCTTTTTGATGGCCTTGTTTCATGTATGGTCTCCCCGTTCTTGTCTGTCTTTCGCTGTCGACGAGGGTCGCTGTTGTAAGCAAGGTGGTGATGAATACCAAGTTGAGAGTTTCTTTCTTCTGCCGAAGCATGGCCTATGTTGTTGTAAAGACCGTTAATCGTTTTCAAGAAGTCAGTGTCTCTCGCTCCTTTTCTTAACTTAAGAGACTCAAGAGCCTTGTCTATATCGAGGTCGGGATGAAGTTGCTCAACATACTGCTTCATTGTCATGACAGACGGAGAGTATGTGGGGTCTTGTTGGAGTTGAGGTATCATTTGGTTTTCGATATAATCTAAAGTGGTCTTTCTATGATACTCGTTATTCGGGTCAAGTCCAAGACTTTCGATAAAACCATCTCTGTCTTGCAAAGCCTGTATACCCGCTTTGTTTGAATGTCCTGTCAAAGCATGCTTTGCACCTGTGCCAATATCAACTTGACCTTGGTGCCCGTCTTCTGTATACTGGTGGTCGGCTTTTGTATGTATACCGTGTTGTTCATGAGGGACTGTGTTGAGATAATCATTTGCCATCATAGCGAACATTCTCATGTTTGCTTCGGCGGTTTCATGGTCGAGGTCGGGATTAAAAATATGATTGTAAATTACAGGGTCTTCTTCAATCATACGCTGTAAGTGCACTCCCGATTGGCCGATTGCACCTGTATCAGCGCGAAGCCTGTCTTCAAGTATTGAGTCGTGTCCGGGCTGAGAAAAGCGAAAGCCGCCTTTACCAGTCGTTTCAAGTTGAGATTCAAGGTCATCGAGTTCCCTATTCTTAGCCGCTATCCTGTCTTTTATCTCTTGCACTCCCTTGTTGTCACCTATTGACTCCAACCTTTCTTTTTCTGCATCAAGGACAGAAAGTTCAGCCACACCTTGTTCATATTCCGGCGTAGCCTCGGAAAGAGGCTGTCGACTCATCACTCCGGAAACTGAGCCGCTTGGGTTCAAGTGTGGAGGTAATCTCATTTGATTAAAAGTAGAAGGAGCATGCGCTCTTAACCTATGTTCCTCTTTTGCTCTCTCCATTCTTCTTTCGTATTCGTCCGCTATGAGTTGTTTCTGTTCATCTGTTTGAGCAACAGCCGTCTTTGATTCATAATCTCGCTCTATCTGTTCCAACTCTTCATCCAAGTCAGCCTGTTTGAACTTATTAGGTTCCGTCCTTAACGCCGCTAAATCCTCTTTATGATTTACAAGTGTTGGTCTTAGCCTGTTGTCAGTCAAAGAGTGAACATCACGAGGTGCATCCATAGGAGCATGCGCCATTCCCAACATAGGACCTATGGTGTGGTAACTGTGAGCACCATGTGCCATCATGCGCTCGTCGCTAAGAGCACCACCATAGGATAAAAAGGGATGAGCGACACGGAGATGGTTTTGCCCATGCAGAGCCCTTCTTCTTTTACCTTGAGTCTTTGAATCCCCCGTCTTTCGGGCAGTGTGGTAATCGCTATGAATGATGTTGTTGAATGCAGAATCTACCGTTGCCGCATGCCTTGCATACTGAGCATTGGCTCCTGTAATTCCTCTCCCCGCCTCCAAAGTAATGTTATGTGGATTGAGGTTTGTCTGTGCATCCATTGGGTCACCTTTGATATTGGTGCGAATAGATTTACCACCTTGGCCCATCATTGAAAATAACTGATTCTCTTTTTGTCCAAAGGGAGCGATAAACGGTAGCATACCGTAGTCTTGAACTTCTCCTTCTAAATCATATCCGTGACGGCCTTCAATACCTGTGTTCGTTCTTGAAAACAAAAGACTGTGCTGTCTTACTCCTTCACGAGATTGCTCATATTCTTTTTCTTTTTCATCAACTTCTTTGGCTTGCTCGTCTTGTTCAATTTGAGACAAGTAATCTCCAAACCCTCTCATGCGGTCGTCTTCTTCGTCTTCAATCAACTGACCTGCTTCGTCATAAGTTCGCCCCTGTTCTTTTTGTTTTTCGTCATAGGACAGAGTGTGGTGATGAAGTTTGTTGAACAGTTCGTTCGGATGCTTATGCAAACCACCTTTGTTGTATGGGGCTCGCCAATAAGTCGACGCTGTTTCATGGTCGTCAAGGTAATCATACTCGTTGTCATCCATGGCTTCTCCGTAATGAATAGGTGCATGGTTTCTTGCCATTCTACCAGCATTCGCAACTCGCTTCGCATCATCGCCTCGCTTTCTAAATATCTCATCGACTTCTCCCTGCTCAAAATGAGGGTTCCATAAACTACCCCAAACAGGATGTTCGCCCTTTGGATAAAGTTGGTGGTCGTCATCTACACCAAGCATCAGTTTAAGTGCGTCATAACCCGGAAACCGACTTTGCACTCTACCTGTTTTCTTATCAACGACTTGTCGTTGAGGATGTATCTGTATATGACTTGAGTCCAGCGTCTCGCCTCTACCTTTTCCATGTATAAGAGGCGTATCGCTGTATGCCATTTGTATAGGCTTTTCATCATTTACAATAGCGTAATCACCCAACATGAGGTTCATATGGTCGACTGCTCTTTTCCAAGTCGTGTCTTTACCGGGAGTTTGATGCTCTTGCATAGTTTCTAAATTGGCACTTGGCGTAATGTGCTCAGCCGCTTCGGATAAGTTGATTGGCTGTATTCTCATACCGTGTCCGGGTCGAGAAGGGTCTCTTGTCCAATGGTCGTAAAGACCGGAAAACCGCTGGTGAAAATTGCGAATAAACCTTGGCATAAAATCCGGATTGTTTGTATGGCGGTCTGTGCGAAACGCTTCTCCGGATGCGGCACCATGCTTTTGCATATGCTTGTAAGCGTTATCTCGCTCTTCGGGAGTCAACCACTCCATGCCAAACAGGTAGTCCATCAAGCCCAAGTTTTCTTTCCACTCGGCTTTCTTCTCGTCAATGTGTAGTTTTCTCAAAGCATGGTTTATTTGCCTATCATCGGCACCTTGACCTTGTAAACTAAGCCTTGTTCTGTCGACAAGTTCCGAATTGTCTTGGGCCCAGTTTCTGTAATCGTCCTCGCAAAGAGCATGATTTGTAGCGTGCTCGGTATCTAATTTACCGTAATGACCGTTATTCAATAAGAAGTCAGCAGGGTCGTTCCTAATGTGGTTTTCCCATCTCGTTTCTTTGTCTGCGTCTTTGAGGCTTTGAGGGTCCTCCGCATGGTCTTCGTGATGATAGAAGTCTCCGACGATATTATGGTAATTACCATGTAGAGGATTCATATCCGAGCCGAGATAGTTATGAGTTCGATATGGGTCGTCTTCATGCCCGTCGACCATTTCAAATCCACGGCCTGCCAACGACTGGCCGGGTTCGGGAGGGACAATTCTTTGCTCATCATAACTTGGATTGTCTGCAAGGTTCATCCCTGCACCGTGTCCCATTGCATATCCCATCGAAGCCTCCGAAGTTCCCTGCGCCTGCATCATTCCTTCGCCTTCGGTACTAAGGTCATAGGAAGAAGACGGGCCGGAGATTTGACTGTCTTCGTCAACTTTCCTAATAACAGAGTAGAACATTTTGATAAGAGCCTCATCCTGCTTATCAAGCAAGTAGCCTTTTCTTTCTGCATTCACAGCCGACATAAAGAAGTCAGCACCAGCATCGGGCTTACCGATACTATCAGCAAGCGACTTTTTGAAAATACTTCGATGTCTGTCAAGAGTTTCCAAAGGACCTTCTCTCATTCACATCACCAACCGCTTATTGCAAACGGCTGGACAATCGCTCTACGGATTTCTTCACATCGGCCATTGTTGGACCGTCGCCGCCTGCGGTGTTTTCCAAAGCCCCAGTCGTGCTGAATGCTGTTGGATAGTAAGGAGAAGCCTCTGTCAAAATTTTACTGTTTTCGGATATTGCGCCTTTGTTCGCAACATCCTCTACTTGAGGAATAGTGTTGTTCGTGTTGTAGAATGCATTAGGAATACCAGCGGGTTGAATCTCAAAACGAGCATGACCGGTAGTTGCGCCTTCTTCTTGGTTAGAATAATCCGGCATACTGCCTTCTTTCTTTGCAATTCTCATTTCCAACTCTTTAGCCGCTTTTAGCAGTTCGTAAGTCACTGGGCTCGCTTGTTCAAATCGTGGTCTCATCTGTATCACTCCATACCTAATTTATTCCCGACTGCGCCGGAATCCTTGGCTTGGTCTGCCAATGCGTGAATATCGGACCATTCCATGTTATGGAAATCTGCGTTTGATGTCGGCACTGATATGTCAGCACCGTCTTGTCCTTTAAGGATTGAATCTCCTACATCTCCTCTAAATCCGTCAACGGTAACATCATGTGGTCGGTCTGTAGACATTGATACAAACCCTGCTCTCTTCATCATAGCGGCAGGATTAGCAACCATTTTCTTCAACTCCGCATTCTCTAAACGCAGGTTGTTTAGACCTGCATCCATAGCCTCCATTTTGTTAATCAATGCACTCATCAATCGCTCGGCAACATTCTCTCCCTCGTTACTCAAACAATCACCTCAAAGCGTTCGGTTGTTCATTTGTCGGTTAAGTTTACCAAAGCGACTTGTTCGGATTGTTCCGGGCAAAACATTTTCAGTGGTTTGGTGAACCGCCTCAATCTCCTTTGTCTTACGGATAGGAACTCCGCCAGCATAAATATCATTGATACCATGACTGACTGCAACTTGAGACTTTGTAATAGCGGTCGATACATCCTCGGAAAGGTATTCTGCAAACTTGCGAACCTCGTTGATGTGGTCGATTGCGCCGTTGGTATTATTTTCTTCTAATGCCTTGTAAAATGCATCTACATGTGCACGCATTTTTCTTGCCATAGGGTCAAGTTTCTTCAAGTCCATGCTCATGCCCAATACACCACTTACCTTTAATGTTCCTAAGCCCCTCTTGGGTTTCTTGCATTCATTACACCTTGTTGGGCTTGTTCAATGCCACTTTGTTGAGGACCTCGTTGCTGAACACTTGAAAACGGAGCACCCGCTCCCATACTGGTTCTATTTTGAGGGCTGGCTGGACCGCTGTTCCTTATACCCATACCTTCGCCGCCGGGGTTTGACATGCCTACTTGTCGAGCCATTTGCGCCGCACCTTGTGGGCTTATGTTTCTACTGGGTAATGCACCGGGTGTTCCCATACCTCCACCCATTTGCATACCGGGCATTCCACCGCCCGGAGGCATACCGCCCGGAGGTTGCTGTTGAGCGGCTTCTGCTGGGTCGGGTTGTTTGTAGATGAAGCGTATATCTCTATCCGAGTCCTCTACAAGTGTTGGTTTGAAGCCGAGCATCATCATGCGTTGAGCGATATTGACTTCCATCTCATCTCTTCGGAGTCGAGTTACTTCGTCTTCTTCTTCATTTGGATAGAGTGAAAGTTTCCAGTCTTGAACATCAAATGCTTCCATAATTCTTGGGAACAAATGTTCTGTATACACTTTATGTCCAAACTCTACTGCTCGGTTGGTAACAAGTATTTGCATACCTTCGTTGTTCAATCCACCGGACTTACCGGTGTCCATCATAAATACATTTGACACTCCGTAAAAGGCCGCTATGCGTTGTCTCATTTCATCACGAGCGGCAATATACTGCATTTCTTCAAGGCTATCCATCAACTTAACCCAGTTGACCCCGCCCTTACCGCTACCTTCTGTGGCAATTTTAGGAATGTAATGAGGGTCTCTCTCAAGTTTCTCATCGGTTGCTTTCCAAAACGCCTTCATAGATTCAAGGTTATCAGTGTTAATACTGAGAATACCTCTTGGTATTCGCCTCTTTGAATAAGCAGTATACATGTAATTATCCATGGCTGTTAATGTCATAGCCTGCCTCCAAAGCGTAGAGACAGGAGAGCGACCATACAATTTAGAAGGTTGATACTTACTTACATGTATGACTTCACCCTTGAGATAATACTGCGTTTTACCACTACCCGCTGTATTGACATGGTGGACATCCTCTGTTTCACGACCGCATGTCGGACAGGCTTTGTTATCATCCGAAAACGATTTAACTTCTGTTCGATGAACAGGACAGACTCGGAAACGACCGCCTCTTACTCCACGCTTGTCAGCAATGATTCGCATGAAAATAGGGTCGCCTCTTATGATTTCCTTAATCCGGTAAAATGCCATCTCTTCGGTTTCGGGGTCAATGTAATACTCTTTGACAAGCACCATGAAAGCGTCATCGGTGATGTTGAGGTCATATTCAATCTCTCTCAAGACATCCATAAAGGTCTGTTCCATAGCATTGCGTTGTTCAAGAAGCCACCTTGGATAAACGAGTTCGCTTGGGTCCGGCTCTTGGAGATTCATACTACCGCAGTCTTTGCATTCTTCAACATCATGTTGAAACTCTGCCTCGCAATCTCCACACTTCTTGTTAAACTTCTTCTCCCAACGATAGCCTCTTCGGAATATCTCTTGTTGAAGAGTGCTAAGCACTGTTCTTAAAATGAGGTTTTCTTGAGCGACTGCATAGAGTGCAGGTATTGTAATGCCTTGAACAAGAACTGGCTCTTGTATACCAGTTGTCCATAATGGCATCTGCGGTTCCGGTGTTGTTCTTCTACGGAACGGATTACCTACTGATTCAAGAAATCGTCCTATTCTGCCTTTTTCTGCCATTACAAATCCTCCGCCCAACTTATGACTGTATCTCGGTCGACTCCCCATTCTCGCAGAGAGTTCTCCCCTTTGGTTGTTCCGTCACGGTTAGAGAACTGAACAAACCGCTTCAACTGTGTTTTTCTCACAGGGTCATTTTCTTGTATGTAAGACATAACAGCCTTTGCCTGCATGTCTTTCATTCTTAAATGAGGAGTGAGATGAGTGAGTAACTTATTCAAATCGTCTTTCGCATAGAAACTGACACGGTGCTGGCTTCGTTGATTATCCGAATACACTTTTTGGTCGAGTTGCAACACACCAGCACCTATGTGCTTGTGTAGTTCTTCACAGTGCATACGCCCTCGGTCACCAGTTGCAATGAACCCTGCTCTTGGCTCTCCTCTTTCAGTGATTGTAATGTAACCATCAGCGTCGAGGAAACCTGCGGCATATGCCCAATTGTCTTTGATAATCAAACCATCTCGGTTCATGCACATGAACTCGCCCTTGCGATGACCTTTAATGATGTTAATCTCTTCACCATACATATTAAGTAACTTTGACAGCCTCGTAGCGTTAAGTCTTGGCACGCCCTTTTCAATGAGGTTACCAGCAACTACTCTTGCAGTCATAGCACCTTTTTCCTGCATCTCTTCTTTAGCGAGTTTCATCCACTTCTGCTGTTCTTTAGAAAGAGTGTCGAATTGATGAAGGGCTGTTCTCCAAACTTTTCTCGCATCCTGCTTTTGTTTCATAGCACCGACCCAAGCATTCTTTTCTTCTTCGCCCCATACATCTTGAAACTCGTCTAATTTTTCTAATGCATCCTCTGCGTTGTCCCAAAGGTTACATGCTCGTAAGAGACTTGCTTTTCTTGTATTACCGAACAGGCGGAGAGAACGCAGGTCTTTATTCGACAGTCCCATTTTTCTCATAGTGTCTCCGTGAGAGTCTGCCCATTCAAGTCGAGCAATAGTGGCATCGACCTCCATACTTTTGAGGGCTCTTATATTTTTGATGATGCCATCTATCTCTGTCTTGTCTTCTTTGAAGACCCGTCTTGCTTTTCTCAAGTTACGGATAATCTCATTAGCACTCTTTCCTAAACGGTCTTCAAACCAACCTTCTCCAGTTGGAGAAAAAGGTGCGTATTGCGGTGCCGCTACTGTGTCTTCGGAAAAAATAACCGACTGAGATGCTATGGACTTGGCTATGTGCTCATTGACATGAGGATGAGTAATGAGATTAGAAGCAATGGTTGTAAGAATGTCATGGCCCATATCAACAGTGAGATGGGGGTTTCCTACAGAAAGACTCGGCCACATAGTATCTCCAACTTTTGGTGTCATTTAATTATATCGTAAACCAATTAGCACCTGCTACTGAGTTTTGAGGGACATCGCCAAACCAACTATCGACTCCTTCAAGGTAATCGTCAAGTAAAACAATGCTCCCTTTGAACTCCTTAGTTGCCCAATTAGCCAAAGCAAGACTCATAGCCAAGTCATCATGGCTACCGACAGACTCCAATCGCCCGTTCTTCTGCATACCAAAGCGACTTAGTTCAGTCTCAAGTTTCCGTGTGAACTCTTTGCTCTTCTCATCGCCCCAAGGAGTTTTGATTTGACCTTGTTCAAACGCCAAGAGCAAACTCATGAACATAGACTCTTTCTTTTGCCTTGTCGTCATAAAGGTCTTGATGGGTATGTCTTCTCTCATCTCTTTCAACTCAACTTCAAACATACGCTGAAAGTTATTACCTTCAAGTTCGATGAGGTCGGGACGGAAACGACTATTGAGCATAATGACTTCTTTCTTTTGAGCGGAACTGTTGAGTCCTTTTTGATGAACGGAGTGAACGATTTGCTTTTCGTCACTGTCGGGGAGTATGCGCAGTATTGTCATAGCGGTATAGTCAGCATTAGCGTCCGAAGCAATAGCGGGGTCCCAGCCTACAAAGTGTTGGCCGAAAGTTCCGTTAGCCTCTCCGTTTTCATCGAAGTCTTGTTCCGCTTGTCTCAGTAGAACCAGTTCGCTGTCTCTTGCTTTCTCAAGTAGACTCATCGGGAACATACTTGACATGTCGTGAATAGGCTCGCAGAGATACTCTCTTGCAAACTTAATCGCTGGCATAGAGTTCTCACGCTGTTTGAGGGCCTCAAGGTCCCATCGCTGAGGCCAAAGTGCTTCTCCTTTAGTGTCGATAGCCGGATAGGTCTCGACTGTGAATGTGTCTTTGTCTTCTAATTCAGCATACAGGTCGTTGTAACTGAACGGTGTGCCGACCATCATCAAACGACCGGTGTGGTGAAGAACAGGGAGAAGGACAGTATAGAACCAGTCGGCGGCTCGTTGAAGTTCACCTGTGGTTGTCCCCCAAAGAATATCGTCGCATACTACTACATCGGGGTGAAAACCACGAGTAGCACCGCCAACGGACTTTGCCATGATACGGGAACCATTAGAGAACTCAAAGTATGATTTAGCCCAAGGCTTACCTTGTGGCTTGAGATGTTGGAGAATATCACTCGCTTCGATGTTACCTCGGATAAACCGCATGTGCTCAAGTGTCTGTTCAAGCGAGTGGCTGAATACCATGACATGCGTATTTGGATTGAAAGCGGCCAACCAAAGCGCATAGGACATGAAGAACACAGACTTACCGTGGTCTCGGCTCGCTTTAACACAGTAGTATTTGTTACCGTTAAGACCGTTTAACCAAGACTCGTGATGATGAGAGAACTCAAACTCTAAAATCTCAGTAAAGAAGTATTTGAAAGACTTCTTACTCATTTTAGTGTCCATATCATGGATGAGTTGATTGACATCGGACACATTTACTCACTCCATGCCCATTTTGAATCTTCTTTCTTTTCGGTCTTGCACTTGTCTAAACATTTCCATAGCCTGTTGTTGCTTTTCATCTAACACAGTGCCTTGTTCCTCTTGGTTTTCCTGCTGTATGTCGTTAAGTGTAGGTGAATTACCGGACGGTTGAGTAATTGTTTCGCCGTATTCTCCATCATGGTCTGTTCCTGTACCCATCGCTTGCCGATTACCTGCTTGTATACCTTGTAAAGTTTCAGCCGGTGCACCTTGCGGCACAGGAGGTATATTATTAGTCACACCAATCATTTGCTGGGCACTACCCATGTTTTCTCCAGCGGCATTAACCACAGCAACATCACCCGAACCTTGAGTAGAAGGGTCTACTCTTGAAGTATTACCGTAATTTTTGAAGGCTTGGTTTAAGTCGTTGAAGACTTGATTCTTGTTCTCTTCGGAAAGACCTTGTAGGTTTTCTCGCATATCTCTGTAACTTTGAGCGAACTGTCTGTTCTCATCACCAAACTCTCTACCTTCGGCACGAGCCTGTGCCCGTTGTCGTGCTCGGTCTATTTTCGCCTGCTGAGCCGCTTGTTGCTCTCTATTCTGCACTCCAGTTAAGTAACTACGCCGCTGAGCGGCAAGGTTTTTGTTGGAGCCGCTGGCACCAAACTCCTTTACATGTTCTGCGGCAAGTTGAGCATTCTCTTGCTTTTCCTTTTCCTTTAAGTCAGCGAGTGCTTGTCCTCTTCGCCCTACAAGCCTTCGACCAAGGCCACCACCAAGAGCGGCTCCTTGCGCTCCACCGCTTATCATAGATTGAGCAAGACTGCCGAGACTACGGTGTTGACCTGCAAGTGCACCTGCTACGCCGACAAGTCCACCAACCTTGCCGCCAATGGCTTCTCGCCAAGTTCTTCCTCCACGACCGCCACCACCGCCGCCGCCAACCATCATAATAGGAGGGCCACCGCTCAGTGTGTTGTAGTTTGGCTTGACAGCCTTAACGACCAATACTTCATCCATCAGTATTCACCTCTTAAGAAACCATCAAAGTAACCCATTTTCTTTCTAATCATATCAATGCCGCTGGCGACATCATGACTGGTGCGAATAGGTTGTTGAACAAGTTGAGGCTGTTCGCCTGTAAAGTCAAAGAAGGTCTGCCCTTGCGGTAAGCCTCTTTGTTGCTGAAACTGAGTCTCTGCGGGAACAGCCTGTCGAATGCCCGGTGCCATACCGGGTGGCATCACTCCTGTCATTTGAGGCCCTGCTTGAGGTGCGGCCATAGGAGGTGCGGCCATAGGTGGCTCTTCTTGTCGAGGAGGGATAGTCGAAGGAGCAGGTCTCATCTGTTCTCTTGGCTCTGCAAATGTATTACCAACCGATGCTACCTCATTGGGGTTTACTACTCTGTGTTGCCAGTGTTGAGGAATATCATGATGTTCAAACTGCGGCATAGGAGTCCGTAAGTGCTGGGTCTCTCTATCCGTAGGTATGTCGCCCAAAGAAAAGTTCTCATGACCCGTTGCTCCAAGCATGGCATCAATGACAGCCTCGGTCTTTTCTCTTATTCCTTCTTTTGGAGCGAACCTGCTCTTTGTATTGAGTTCGGAATTACGCATAATTTGCGCTACTTCGTTGACAGCATCCTCTTGAGACATACCGTCCATCATTCTCTTATGCGCCGCATTGCTCATGTGCGCTACAATTTTTTGAGACAATAGGTTCGCTCTCTTATGAAACTGAGTACTGTCATGCATCCTTGCACCTTTAGCGTGGCTCAAGTGCATACCGTAATTCTCGTCTTTATGGTCCGAACCTATCTCACCCAATTGCATGCGAAGTAGAGCCTTTACTGCGCCTTGACCCGAATCGGAGTTGATGTTATGCGTGTTTTGAAACATCAACCTCATTGCTCGTGTGCTGGCAATATCATTTAGTTCCTCTTCGCTCAAGCCGTGTTCGACTCCCGAAAGGTATTGTCCAAGTTGTTCTCCATTCAGTCCTCCTGCCGAAGTCTTAGAAGTAGCAGGGTAGAAGAACGGGTCACCAAGTAATTTTGGTATTTGATGAGCGTGTACTTCGGGGTGCATGCGTTGTTCCGCCATGCTTTGTTGTTGCTGGTCTGTAAGCAGGTGGTCGGGTAACTGTCCGCTTATCTGTGCTCTTTCCCAATCGGTCTTGTTAATCGACTTAACCATACCACCACTAAGACTGCCCGGTAAAAGAGCAGGGTGATTGACAAAGTTAAGCGACTTGACATACTCCGGAGGTGCCCCCATCTCAAGTAACACCTCGCCAAGTTCCTTGTTCATGTGAATAAATCCGGAGTCAATCCATTGACCGGTTGAACCGTTAGGTAAGTTACCTTGGTTCGATGCATATGTGATAAGTGGAGTCGGACCGCCTTCGTGGTTTGGTTCACTCGCTCTCACTTGTCTGTTTACAGTAGGAACTCCGTTTTTGTAATGAGGGCCGACAAAAACTTTTCTCCATTGGTTACTGTCAAAGTTGGGGAGGTGGTGGTTACTATCTTCTTCATGCTGTGCATTGTAACGGTCAATTGCTCTTTGAAGC